TTGAGGGGCTCGTCGGTCTTGAAGTGTTTTCCTTTGATCTCTTCGTCGATGGTGGCGGCGAGCCGCTGGTCGTTGTCGTAGAGGACTTTGTTCTCGATCGCCTCCCAACGATCCGGCATTCCAGCGTTGTCGCCAGGAGCAAGGCGCCAATCAGCGCAGCGGTAACGCCAAGACGGAATGTGGGTTTCGATGAGAGACTTCGGTTTGGTTTGTTCATAGCAGAGGTCCATCCCCACCAACATTATTTTCGAGCAGCCCATCTGCCACGCCAGGAACACGGCCCCGTTTCCGACGGTGCCGAGGTTGGGGAGTTGTCCTAGGTGCGGATAGATGGACGGAAGCACGTTGGTGCAAAATTCGTCGTCGGTCTGCATCATGTTGAAGAACATCAGCGAACCTTTCCACGCGTCTATCGTAGCCGGAGAAGTGACCGAGTTGGCGAGCAAGACGTACGGTTCCGTGTCCACACTTTCCCACATCGTCTTCTGCTCATCGCGGGCGTCAAAATTCACGACCAGGTCCGGGTGGACCGACGCCTTGAGCAGAGGGCGAAGTGCGGCGTCCGTTGCCATGATGATCGCCCTGCCCTTCGCTTTCTTCAGATTCTCAATCTCGTCGTCGAGGCTCGGCCCGATCCCCACCACAACGCACGGAACGGCGACGGCGGCGCGGCGCAGGAACTCCACGCCCTTGGCTTTCGAGATGACGGGATAATTCACGGCGGCGTTGCGGGACCAGCGTTCGATCCACGCGTCGAAGACGGTGCGGTTGTAGCCGGAAAGTCTTTTGGAAAAATACTGGCGGGGCGCCGAGGGTGGCGCTGGAACGGTGACTTCGAGTTCGTCCTTCTCCTGCACTTCTGGGGCCATGTCGGCTCTCCTCTTGCTCTTTCGGCGTTTGAAAATAGAAGGTGGTTTTGTTTCCGGCACTCGTCCGGTGCGGGACCACCCTAACCCGCGGTCGCTCGAAGAATCGTTATCCGTTGACGGTGGTGCTTCCGTCCTCTTCCGTGATGCGGAAAAGATTTGATCCGGCGGCTTTGGTCAGGTCCACCAAGCCTTTGTAGACCGAATGGTACGTTGTGAACTTGCCGCCTGTCAACTCGTTGAACGCCCAATTCAGGTCGCCCGTGCAGTACGCCTTGAACAGCGTGATCTGAACCAGCTTCCCGTCTTCCATGCGGCACACGAAGTCCGCCTCGAAGGTGTTGAAGGCCGTCAGCTCGCCGCCCATGAGCACCGAGCGCGCTCCCGAGTCGGAGAAGTTGTATTCGGCCAGAACCACTTGGCCCGCCGTGATGGCGCCGCTCTTGCGCGTGATCAAGGTGGTGGTCGCCGTGTAGTCGGTCCCAGAAACGTAGACGGTGGATCGGTCCAGCTTCTGAACTTTCAGGCTGCCCGCGATCATCGTCTCTGCCGTGGTGACTGCTGTGGCCGACGGGAGCGTCAACTGCTCACGCTTACGAATGGTCACCGCTGTCGAATCGACGGCCGTGTTGGTGTTCAGCGCGCGCCGAAGCTGCGCAACCTTGAAGTCGCAAATCTCAACTTCGATGGTCACATCTTCTTTGGTACGTCGAGCTGCCACCGGAGCCATGACGTCGCCTGGCTGCTGCTCGGCAACGGTGGGTTTGTAGTGGAAAATGGTCGAGCCTTTGAGTGCGCCGACCCAGATATTGTTGATGTACAAATCACCCACGCCCAACAACAGGCGCTTCGGTTCTGCGTAAGACAATCCGCTCATGATGTTTCCTCCTTAAACTGCCCCAACCGCCTTGGGCATAACGTAGATTTTGTAGCGGGAATCACGTCGTCGAACCTTCAAGTCTTCGTCGAAAAGTTCGGGTCCGTCTGACTCCCACGTGCACTGCAAAGCGCCGGCGTCTGCCGTCTCGGCGAAAGTGTAACGGTCCAAAAGGACTCTGAGTCGCAAGGCTATGTCAAGAAAATTGTTGGCGAAAACTCTGAACTCGAAATACTGCTGCTCCACCATCACCGCGTCCGAGTTGATCGATCCGGCCACGCTCGCCATGCTGTTGAACACCAAGCACGGAGCCTGAGCCAACTGCCAGTCCATCCCCGCGTAAATGCGCCCCGATCCGCCGAGGAGGTTCTGAAGTGACGTTCCGTTGACGTTGTTGACGTCTCCGGTCAGCCGCGAATAGATCCTCTCGTGAACGGTCCTCACGACGCCTTCGCTTTGGCGATGGCCGCCTTCACCGACTCTCTATATCTCGGGATGATCCTCAGCATCGCCGGAACCAGAAACGGAAACGGCCTGGCCCTCGATGTCCCGAACTCCACGAAGCTCGCGTACTGCATCCTGGCCTCGATCACTCCAGACACCATGCGCTCAGTCGCTTCCACCGGCCCTGGCTGGATGCTCTGCGTCAAGTTTCCTGTCCTGTCGGTGTAAGGGTGGTTCATGCGCGCGTCGTTGACCACCAAAGCCTGCACCTGTCCGGTGATGTCGACTATCTCCTGGGCCAAGTTCTTCCCGTATTTTCCGATGGCCGCTCTGACGTCGTTGAGCCCCTTCACCTGGACGTTGACCACGCTCATGACCGCTTCACCTGCTGAAGAAACAGAACTCGGTGGGTGTGGTTGATCTGAGAGGACAGAACGTCGTAGGCGTACGTCGTGCCGTTCTCCTCAACCCTGTCCTCCGTGTTCGTCTCGAACCCGCTGGCGTGCTCGAAGGCCATGTGCGTCGTTTTGTCGATGATGCCCATGTCTTTGATGCCCGACTCTTTGAGCCCGCGCGACGTCCACGGCTGAATCCACAGCGTCTCGGTCCCCACAGACGTGAAAGCGGCGGACACTTGTCCTGCCGCGTTTCGTGTGGCCGTTTTTCTTTTGATCAAGCACGTCTTGCCCCAGTCCACGATCAGGCCCGACATGTCCTGAATCATCGCGGTGGTGGGCAGGATCGGCGTGGTCACCGTCAGTCTCCCTCGTTGATGTAGTCGGCGATATCTTGGCCGAAGACGTTGACGTCGGTGTTGAGCGTCTCATAAGCGTCGCTCTGCATCTCGTTGAGGCGGTTGACGATCTTCTCTCGGATCGAGTACAGCGTTTCGAGCAACTTCGCGAAGTTCATCTGCGTGTCCCCGACCTTGTAGTCAGGCCGAGGGTTGGCAACCATCTGGTCGATCTTGGCGTCGATGGCCGCCAGCTGAGTGGTGTAGTAGCTCGCGCTGTCCGACATTTATCGCTTCCTGATCACCTGCACCGGAATGGTGTAGGTCGCGTTCGCAACGGCGTAAAGCGGACCAGCGTAGTCTTCGAGTTTGAGGTGTTCGGCCTCCGCGTTCGTGGCCGTGCAGTTGATCCTCGCCGTTCCCGTGCTCGAGCTCAAGCTGAAAGCCGAGGTGGAACTTTGGATCGCAACCGTTTCGCCCGCGTTCGCAAACTGGTGACACCAAACTTCAAGAGTGGCCGTGGGTCCGCCGGTCCCCGTGACGAGCGTCGACGGAGAAGCAGTCTGGCTCGAGACGTTGACGATGGTGGACGTGTCCAGATAAGTTGCGCTGAACCACGCATTCGCACTTCGCAGGCTCCCCGCTCCGATTAGGAGCAGGGAACCCACGACGAATGCGCGGAGCGTTTTTTTGAGTTTCATGACGCCCCCTTAAACTTAGTGACGACAGGCCACGACGGCGAGTGTTGACACTTCGACCCAGCTGCGGATTGCCGCCGCGGTCGAAACGCACAACTCTTTGTCGGTGCTGTTGTAGATCAACTGACCGATCGCAGACGGTGTGACAGCGATGGTCGAGTTCACGTCACGTGGAGCCGTGCTGCTGGTAACCGTGAACGCCGTAGGCGCCAAGGCTCCCGAGACAGTCAGGTTTCCGGTGATCGCGTTGGTGGCTCCGAGCGACAGCCTGAGGCTCGCGTTCGAGTCGTACAAGCCAGTGTCGTTGATCAAGAGATTCTGGACGTTGACGTCCCCGAACCCCGTGGTCTGATACTGGTTGTAGACCGCGCGGACCTTCGAGCTGAGCGTGAAGAGCGCCAAGAGCACGAACAACACTCCGCCCGCGTAGGCCAGCTTGTCGATGATTTTTTTCATGATTCGCTTCCTCCTCGCGGTGGTTTAGGCTCCTGCCATTTGGTTGACGAAACGGTAGTCGGTCGCGCCGATTCCGCCGTACAGCCGGACTTTGAACTGCTGGATCACGTCCCGTTTGAATCCATCTTCCGACTGCTGCCCCGAACGTGCGAACACTTGGAGCGGGAAGATTTCGTCCCATTGGAACTGCCGCTTGAACGAGCCGTAGTGCCACTGGGTCGTGGTCGTGAGGCTGGCGTAGTAAACATTTTCGATGATGTCGAACATGTTCTGCGCCACGTTGGTGTCGAGGTTCGCGGTCCCGATGTTTCCGTAGTCTCCCTGCCTCAGTTTGATGGCGGTGGGCACTTTGCGGGGGCTGCACATCAGGTACGGCCGATCTCCGGCCACCCAGATGGGTTCGCTCTGCTCGTCGGTCCTCTCGTGCAGCGTGAAGTGGGCTTTCTCCCACCCCGCTGATCCGATGGCCGTGTCTGCTCCGGTCCAGGCGTTTCCGTTGGTGCCGCCCGTCGAGGAGGCGCCAGCGTACAGCTGACCTTTGTTGTAGACGTTCGAGTCGGCGTCGATGAGGCCGCGCATGATCGTCTTGTCGAGGAACTGAGCCCCTCTGTTGCCGATGTAGCCGCAACGGGTGAGGAACTGTTGGGTCTGGTCGAACTTGATGATCTCTTCTGTGACGGAGACCAACTTCCCGTATTTTTTGTGGACGATCTTCACGAATTTTTCGTCCGGCGGGATGTTCTCTTCGTACTCGTCGCCTTCCTTCACTTCGGAGAGCTGCCCAAGGGCGGTCCAACCGACGACCAGTTCTTCCTTGAGGCTTGACGGCACGACCTGCACGAGCTTCAGCCCGTTCTGCGGATAATCTTCGTACGCGTCGATGATCTTTTTCGAGATCAAGTTCGCGACGATGTTCGGCATGCCCGAAGAGTCGTAGGCTTCTTCGAGGTCTTGCGCGACCACGAGATTTTCCCACAGCTCTTTGAAGCTGAAGTCGGCGAAGCTCAATTTCTTGGCTTCCATCAGCTCGTTGATTTTGCTCGAGAACTCACGGTTGGCAACCGAGCGTCCTTTCCGGGTGTCAGAGGCGTTGAACTTTCGATCAAAGCTCTCCCACACTTCACGAATGGCGAGTCCTTTCATTTGCGTTTTCCTCCTGTCCCTGGATTAGGATGCGTCGCCGGTGCCCAGGCGAATGTTGGTGGATGTGGCCGCTGGCATGCGAAACACGCAGCGAATTTTCGTCGCGGCGAGTTTGGCTTCAACGGCTGTTGCGATTGGGTTGGTGGCGTTCTTCGTCAGCGTTTGAACCGCCGAGAAGGCCAAGTTGTCTCCGACTGCGATGTCGGTAGCGGTGTCGAGATGGTACTCGAAGATCTCGACCGGAACCGGCAGCCAAACTTGGATCGTCCCCGAGCCGTCCGTCGACCGATGGGCCGAGCGGGCCGGACCGATGAAGTCCAGGTTCTCCGCGCCGCTCGTCATGCGAGTTGCGCGCGCGCTTGACACCTTCAGCATGTCGCCGATCTCAACGACTGTGCCTGAGGCGATGGGCCACGTCCAGAAAAGTTCGCGGCCTTTGCGGAAATAAAATCCGTCTGACATGATTTTGTCCTCCTTGTCTTATCGACGCCCGAAAGCGCCGAGAATTTTGTCGTCGCTCGGAAGTTCGTCACCAGCACCTTCGATGACGTCCCCTTCTTTCGCTTGACCCATTCCCTTCACCACGGGTTCGCCGGAGCCATTTTTACCGGCTCCTGGTTTTTGTTTGCTGATCGCCTCGATGAGTTCCTTCTGGCCCTTGATGATCGCTTTCGCGTCGTCGAGGGTGACGGAGTCCACCATGACCATCTTCTTCACTGCTTCGCGCACGTCCTTGCTGAAATCGGCTTCGACCAACGCCAGCAATTTCGCTCCTGCCACTTTGAAGCGCTCCCCTTCCCCTTTTGATTCTTCGAGTTCCTTCAGAATGGCGGCTTTGCCTGCGTTCTGGATGGATTCGATAAGGTCAGGGCGCTCTTTGGACAATGCTTCTTCAGTCAATGCTTTGAAGTCCATTTCGCTTCCTCCTTGATCGTCTTTGTTTTCTGCGGATTCAAACAAGTCTCGGTTCACGCTCGGGTCCACCACCATGTCGATGGAGAACGGCGAGCCTGGCGCGAAACCCTGCACATAAAATCCTCCGTCCTTGTCTTCGCCTCGGCCTCGGTCTTTGATCGAGAGCCCGATGCGCGACGGGCGCATCTTCGCGATATCCATCACGTCTTTGCGGATCGACTCGCGCAATGCCAAGTCCCCGCGCAGCCGGTCGCCTTCGACGTGAAGATTTTTGTAGACGCCTCCGAAATCTTTCACGCTCCTGTTCTCGCCGCGCTTTCCGTGGTCGATGAACATGTTCGCGCCCTCATAGCGGCCAACCGCTTCCTGAAGGGCTTCGGGGGTGTAAAAGGTTTTGTTGGCGGACATCTTGTTGGCGGTTAGCAGGACCACGTTCTTGATGACGCCGTTGGCGTCGTCGAAGTCGGCCTCCTGAAGGTCGGCCACGGACTCGGCGAGGATGGAGTTTTCGATCAGGTCGCGGAACCCTTTCGCCGGTTTGGATCCGTTTGTGGATTCCTTCACGGCGGCCCAGGCCGTTTGGAACGCTTTCTTCTCGTCGCCTTTGTACTCTTTGTGCGCAGCGTTGAAGGCGGCCATAAACTGCTTCTGTTTGGCCGGACCCAGTTTCTTGACCGCGTCGGGAAGTTCTGAAACGGTTGAATACGGCACGGCTCAGCCTTCCTGCGCCATCTGGTTGATCATGTCGATGGCTTTTTTTTGGTTCTCGGAGCTCATCTTCAAGAACGCGGGCTTCACGTAGTCGTGGAGCATCTTGTCGATGTCTGATTCCGGCGCGCCTTCTGACAGAAGACGGGCCGCTGCGACGGGTTTCATCAAAGCGTCCATTGGGTTATCCCTCCTGTTGGTTGTTCATCATCTTCAACATGAAATCGTGGACTTTGCTCTTCTGCTCGAGCGTCATCTTGCCGGACATCCGGCGGATGTTGTCGTCAAGGTTGTAGTGCGCGGCCTGAACGTCGGAGAGCTGTTCCATTGACATGGACTCCGCGACGGGCTTGGCGATGGCGTATCCGACCATAATTTACTCCTCCTCTGTTGACGAGTCGTCTGCGCTGACCAGATTCGAGTCGTCGATCACGTATGTTCCGAAGCACATGCAATGCGGGTGCGCGGGAATGATATCAGGGAATTCGTCAGCCGGATAAACATTTCCGGCCAAATCGTCGCATTCGTCCTCTTGGTCATGGGCCGGAGAGAGCGTCACTTGGAGCCCTTTCACCCACGATTTGTCCTGCGCCCACACGGCGGTGGCGTTTGAGTAGGCTCGTGAAGTCTCGGTGCGGGCCACGCGCAGAGCGTTCTTGAGCGGAGACTTATAGACGCCAGGTCCGCCCTCCACGTCGGCGTCGCCAGCGGTCACGTAGTCTTCCAGCTTCTTAGCGATCTCGCGCGCCGAGCTGCCGCTCCCGATCTCCGCGGCCAAGGTGCGGCGCATGTCCAGCTCCATGCGGTTGGTGATGTCCCAGATGCGGTCGCTGAGCGTCATGCCGTCGTCCGAAGAAAGTTTGGCTATCCTGGTGTAGAGCCGGTCGAGCTTGGCCGTCCACTTGTCAGATCCCATCTCCACGTGGCCCTTAGAGCGTGACGCGAAACCGGTGGTGACGCCGAAGGTCAGATTCTCTTCGATCAGCGCCACTTCCTTCAGCTCTTCCTGAAATGATTCTTGGTTGTCACGCAAAATTGGTTTGATCGCTTCGCCCATGTTCTTCACGCCCATCACGATGGCGTTCCAGATGGAGTCGGTGATGATGGTGGTCAGGGCGCGGCGCAGGTCCACGACGACTTCGTGATTTCTTTTTTTGAATATGGCGAGGTTGGCCGGTGTCGGCGCCGTGCGCGCGGCTACGTTGACGAGGGCTGCGGCCGCAACTTTGAACACGGCCTTGATCTTGTCGGTGTTCTGCTTCTGCATCGCGAAGAGGGCCACGCGCTGGATGCGGAGCCTGCGGGCGATGACGTTCTGCGCGCGGTGGGACTTGTGCTCGCCCTGGTGGGACTTCGCCAGCTCCATCGCGTCGTCCACCTTCCCAGAGTTGGCGAGCCGCACGATCTCGGCCCAATCGGACGAGCGTATCGACGCGGGGTATTTTTGATAAACCCTCTTCAGCTCAGGAGTCCAGATGTTTTTGTCAACTCTTGTTGGCATTTTTTTCCTCTATCACTTGGTCCAGTCTTTTCTGCGCCGTCTCGATGAAGATTTTGAGAAACTTTTCCTTTTCGACGAAGCTCCATCCGATGGACCAGATCAGCTTCGACGAAACGTAGCTGATCAAAAGTGCCGTTGCGAACCCCATCAGAAAATAGACCTGTGAGCTCATCCTTTCACGACCAAGCGGTACAGCGTGCTGATCACCAGAAAGCCTAGGCCACCGAACACACCTCTTAAAAACCAATCCAACATTTCGTGCCAGTTCATCAGTCGTCCTCCTCGGTGAGCAAGTTTTTCTTTTTCCTGTCGTCGGGCATCTCGTCGCGCCAGACGCTTCGGTAAATTTTGGTGGGTGCGTTTCCGGCCAGCACCCTTCCGGTGCGTCCCGAGTACGGAGCCTTGGCGGCAACCACTGGTTCGGGCTCGAACGATTCTGCGTTGGCCTCCGCGTGCATGCCGATGTACGGAATGGTGAGCCACCCCTTGAAGATGCTGTCGGCCCTGAGTGTTCCGGTCATGGACGCCAGGCTCACGATGGCCTCCGCGTCCACGGTGTTGCCTATGGCGACGACCACGCTCGCGGCGGTGACGCTGATCTGGCCTCTGCAGACCTTCTCTGAAGAGGAGTTGATGGTGCAAGATCCGGCGACGATGGCCGCCCCCTTCCACGCCACTTCGCATCCCACGGCCACCGACGCCAGGCACGAGACGGCGGCTTGGCCTTTGTTCCTCTGCTCCGAAGCCACCACCACGAAGGCGGTGGCGTTGACCGGCGCTGTGCCCTTGGAAATTTTCTCCGACGAGACGTTTGCGGCCGCAGAGCAAGACACCGAAGCGACGCCTGACTGAACGGTTCCTGCCGGAAGCATCAGGTCCAGCGATCCCCAGAAATTCTCCGTCTGCGGCTGCGCTGGCGCGCTGAACTGCCCGATCATGGAAACCGGCGCCGCGTCGTTCAGGTTGAAAGTATTCTCGCTCACGCCACGTCCACCTCATCCCAGAGAAGCACCGGATTGAATTTGCGCGTGTCAGAGGTTGTGCCAGCCACGTCTTGATAGAGAACAAATCCTTGGCCTGGCTTTATGATCAGCCACTCGTCTTCGCTCTCGCCAGAGTCCAAAATGTTGAGGTCGGTCGGGTTGAAGACGCCGACGGCGGTAAGCGCGCCCATGATCCCCACGGAGCCCATCACCACGTCTAGGGCCACGTTCAATCCGGTCACCGCCGTCCGCAGATCAAGGACCGGGGTCGGAACGGAGCTGTCTATCTTCCCTGCGGTCAGGGCGGCTCCTGAAGCGGTTCCGGTGAAGGTGAACTTCTGAAGGATGAGGCGCGGAGCGGTCGGAGTTGCGAGAGCCGAAGACTGCTGCGACGAGCAGTAAAACCGTCTGATCCGCGCCCACTTGTTGGTGACCGAAATAGGAACGTGCGCCCACAAGAAACCGGTGGCCGTTCCGTTCTGCGCCGCCGCCAGTACCGTCTGCTGGGGCATCGCCACTCGGTAGACGCCGAGGATCTGAGCCTGCCTGTTCTTGATGAAAAAATGTTCGTGAACGGTGTCGGCCCCGACCACGCGAGTCTGCGTGCGGACCTTCTTGCCCGTGTTGCCGGTGTCGAGCGGGAGGATTATTTTGTCGGCTATCGGTCCGGCCATGTTTTCCTCACGCGAAGGTGATCGTGATGTCGCCTATCGCGAACTCGATCCGATCCCCTGCGTTGATTGTTTTTGAAGCTGAGAGTGCGCCCCAGACCAGGCGGTTGCCGTTGGTGGAGGCATCATAAATGGCGAAGTGGGTCACGGTGCCCCAGCCCGAAGGCGAAGCGGACGGGAAGGCCACGAGCCCAGAGTTCTGAATGGTTCCAGCCGGTGACTGCGCAGCGCCGAACGTGATGGGCTGCCTGCCGTACCCGTTTCCGCTGACCTCAGTTCCGCCGCTGGCGTCGTCCGTCGCGCTCGTGAACAGGGCCAGATAAACGGTGGCCGGTGACGTGTACGACGTCGCCTTAAAAACGTGTTCGAGGAGTTTGGCCTCGAGGTAGTCGCTCATCTGGGACATTTACTGCTCCTCTCCGGCGGCAACTTTCTGCTTCCCGTTCTTGGACTTCATGTGCTTGCCCACCGCGTCCGCGATCTGCTGCGGATCTTTCATGGCGAGGATGGACTGCTGGTCTGCCGGAGCCATTCCCTTGAAGTGGTCCTGCATCTCCGCGTCCATCTGGCTCAGCCCGCCCTTCTCTTCGGCGTCGGAGGCCATTGCACCCTGCTCGTGACCGGCCAGAGGATTGCCGTTGGCCTCGGCATCTTCCTGGATCGTGCGCTGCTTGCGCACCTCCTCGGCGTAGTCGAAGCCGAGCCTTTCGGACGCCGTCTTGTCGCTGACCCACCCGTTGGTGCGCGCCACGGATAGAGCTTCGGCCTCCTCCTTAGGATCGCGGTGGATGACCTGCGTCCACTCGGTGTCGCATCCATAAAACAGTTCCGTTTCGCTTTCGGAGATCGGCGAGTTGTCGAGCGAGCCTGGCTTGGAGGCCAGATCTTTTTCCACCTCTTCCTCTCCGCTGTCCTCCGACGGGTCGGAGAAATCGCCCGGTTTCATGTCCTCGCCCAGCGGCTTGTCCTTCGGCTCCTGCTGATCGTCAGGCTCGGCGAAGATGTCTTCCTCTGGCGGCGCTTCCAGCATGCCAGCCTCGACGGCGTTCTCGATCACGCGGCGGAACATGGGTTTCCAAAGTGCTTCATCCAAAACGGTGCGGAGGAACATCACGCGGCGGATGAACGGGCTCTCGGCCATCGCGGTCGAGCTGTAGTTTGCGTTCGAGGCGTCACCGTACATGTACTCAGGCAGCCCCGTCCCTGCGGCCATGCCGAGGATGATGTTGCGGCCGTCGTCCTTCACGTCGCTGGCGTTGATGTTGGGGCTCTCCATGCGGAGCTTGACGCCAGGAGGCATAGTGGCGATCGTGCCGGGGCGGATGGATCTTTTCTTGGAGTCGCCGCTTCCGCCTCCGCGCGAAGATGTGGGGAGCGTCTGCGTGAGCGTGCTGACCTTGCCGCCCGTTCCCGTTTCGATTTCTCTGACGGCAAAGATGGCGGTGCGAAGTTGGTTCAAGACCATGCGAGCATCGAGCCACTTCTTGTACTGAGTGAAGAGGCGCATCACTGACTGAAGCGCAGATTCGCCTCTGGCCTGGTCGATGTCAGACACGGGGAACTTGACGTGCAGCACGTCGTCGGCGTCCACCTCGATTTCCTTCCCGAGGTCGATGCGGTCCCGCATGTAGTATTTCAAAGGTTTCTCGGCGTCGTCGGGGTCGTAGGTGATTCCCTGAGACATCTTGTCGGTCATCACGCCGGACACTTCTTCTTTCGCCGCGCGACGCACGTCGATTGGGTCCATGAAGCGGACTGTCGTCTTCCACGTCGCCTTGTCCTGATCGTCCTTGTTGAAAAATCTCACGAACACTTCACCGTCACGCACGAACATCTTGACGATCTCGTACTGCCGAAGCCCCATGCGGTTGCGGTCGGATGTCCAAAATTCTCGCCAGAGTTTCCAGATGCGGGGATCTTTGCTCTTGGGTGTGATCGTCACGCCGGTTCCGACGATGTACTCCATGAGCCCGAAGACGGAGGCTTGCGCGTTCTGGTCGAAGCGGAACATGCGGCGCGCCTGCGCCACCATCACCTGCTGGTCTTGCGCGACGTGGCCTTTGTAGGCCGAACCGATGATCTCCCAGCCCACGCCGTCGTTGCGGTTGAGCGTGTTGATGATGAGGCTGCCTTCGTCTCCGCTCACGTCCTCTTGGAGTTCACGGCGCCGAACGGCGGGGCGGCTGACGATCTCGTTCCATCCTTCGTCGATGTCGTCCTCCATGTCCATCAGTCTGCGAATCTTGTCCGTGAGCTCGGCCTGCGCCTGCTTCTTGGCGCGGTGGGTGGTCCACAAGTTTTTAAGAAAGGAAATCATCTGAGAGTCCTCCGATGTCGATGTTGCCCAAATCCATTTCGCCGAACGGTCCGTCCCCGTTGCGCACGGCCAGCAGTCCGTCGTCCATCTCGTCGTGGTCGGGCTGGTCGAGGTAAACATTGTTGAGCTTGACGATGAGCTGCGACGTCGCGTCGCCTCGGTCGTTGGGCTCTTCGGGAAATTTCGCCAGCTCCTCGATGTAGTCGAGGACCCACTGGCGGTCTGGCCGCGGGTTGCCCTTGTCGTCGTACGGATACGGCAAGAGGACGTCACCCGCCTCAATGTCGGGCGTGGCGGCGGACATGCGAGCGACCTTGGACCCGAGAGGTTCGACCGCCACCAGCCCTTTGACTTTCCCGCTCAAGGCCGACTTGATCGCTGGCCCGTTGGCGCGGTCTTCGTAAAGGTTGCAGCAGATCTTCGGCCATGCGGCCTGGGTGGATATGACGGCCTTGCACGAGGCGGTGAAGTCGAGGTGGTCGCGGACTTCGCCGAGCAGATATTTCTTGGTGCCGACGAGGGCGCCGATCATGCCGACGACGAACGAGCCCTCCTGATTGTCCTTGAACGAGAAGTCCCACGACGTCGCCACGAACGGCGACAACTCCATGATCTGTTTCGGCTCTTCTCGGTAGAACTTCCACCAGTAACGCTTCACCATGTTGCCTTCGTCGCTGGCGGGTTGGCACAACCACTGTGCCGAAAACGCCCTGCTGCCAGACGCACGCTTTTGTTTGGCGATGGTGGTTTGGTCGTTGCGTGCAGGGTTCAAAATTTCGCCTTGCTCAACGACAACTTCTCTGCCGCTGATCGGGAACGAATAAATTTTTCTCGAGGGTGCGATGATCGGGAGCTCGATGTGAGTCCAGCCGCCTTCGGCGAGGACGTGGCCAGTCAAGTCTTTGGAGTGGGTTCGCTGAGCGACGACGATCATGGCGTCGTTTTTGGGGTCGTTGAGTCGGGATGAGAAGGTGTGCTCGTACTCGGAGATTTTTTGTTTGCGTTCGGCCTCGCTCTCGGCCTCTGACGGGTTGATGAAGTCGTCGAAGATGATGACGTTGGCACCCTTACCAGTGGCGGTTCCACCGGCGGAGGTGGCGAGCATCTTCCCTCGTGCGGTGTTTTCAAAAACGTGCTTTTGGTTTTGGTCGGGCATGATCTGGTAGACGGAGCCCCAGCGGTTCTGGTACCAGTCGCTCTCGATGATGCGGCGGCGCGCGAGCGAGTGGTCGACGGCGAGTTCTTTGGAGTACGACACCGACATGAACCTCTTCCACGGCTTGGCGATCCACATCCACGGCGGGAAAGCGACGGTTACCTCGTCGGACTTGAGCATGCGCGGCGGGATGGAGATGGCGAGGCGCTGGATCTGGCCGAGGTTCACGGCCTCAAGATGTTCACCGACGTAGCCGATGTACCAGGCGTCTTGGAAGATCGTGTTCGGCTCGACGATGGAAAAACTTTCGCGGAAGAAATCTTCGAACTTCGGGTGGTCGATGGCGAGCCCTTTGGCCACGCCCGAAAAAACTTGGAGCCTGACCCGCTCGAGGGTTTCGGGCGGGACTTCGATCTGAGGGCGGGCGAGCGCCGCTTCGCTCACGTTGACGCTGTCATCTTGGCGCTGAGCGTCTCAAGTTCTTTTTGGATTTTCTCTGAGAGTTCCGGTGTGGCGATGCGCTTGACGATGCTGATGAACTCCGACACCAGCGCCGAAACGAGCTGCGAATTTATCTCGTGCTCGAACTTGTCTTTGAACTCGTTGGGCAATCGGTTCTTGAGCATGAACGCGATGAGCTGAGGGTAGTGGTCGTAGTAGGCGATGACGCGGCGCCCGTTTGCGTCGAGGACGTGCGCGCCGTTCTTGATGAGAAAATGCGGAGCCCCGACGGTGGCGAGCTGGATGGCTGTCTTGCGGAGCAGGTCGTTGTTGCGGGACTGAGCTTTGAGGTGTGCGTCGGTGAACAGAATCTTGAAGTCTTCGTGCTTGCGCCATTCTCCGACGGTGGTTCTGCTCACTCCGGCGGCGTCGCACGCCATCATGATGCTTTCCGTCTCACGGTAAGAGTCCAGCCACGGCTTGATGAGGTGTCCAGATCGAGGGAAAAGTGCGGTCACGCGCGCGAGAGCAAGGTCAAGTTTGGTTGGGGCGTCAACTTCTGAAACGGGGACGGAGGGTTGAACGTTTGACTGTTTTGAATCTTCAGACATTCAAACACCTCCGTAATTTTGAGATTTAAGTAATTAGGCGCGAGTATAAGGCCGATGGGTTTATTTTGTCAAGGGGGGTGATTTGGGAAGAGGTTGAGTTTGAGAAGGAAAACGGCCTGGAAAATTTATTTTGGGAGTTGGCCGGAACTGGCTGGGAGCCGACCTTGCCGCGTCACCAGCGTGCGGCAAATGTCCTCGCGAAGACATAACCCCAAAACAAAAAGATTTCAAGATCCGAGTGAATTTTCTGCGGGTTGGAATTTCTTAAAACGGGGTTTCGGGTTTGAAGGGTTTGAAGAAATCTTTTTGGGTGTCGGGGGAACGGGCGAGTTTGATCCAGTCGTTTTGGAAGTCGTCTCTTTGAAGAACGATTTCGCGGCCGTTTTGATCTTTGACCACGATGGTGAACCTTCCGAAAAGAAGAACGTCATAAAAGTCTCCGGTTGGGAAGTTGGTTCGGCGGCAGCGCCATCCGACCCAGTCCCGCTTGATCTTCACGCGATCTTGACTACGTTGACCGCCTTCTCGCCCTTGTTGCCGTTCATGACCTCGAACTGAACGCTGTCGTTTTCGGCCAAAGTTTTGAACCCGTTCCCGCCGTTGATCGACGAGTAGTGCACGAACACGTCGTTGCCTCCGTCATCGCGCTTGATGAACCCGTATCCCTTCTGGTTGTTGAACCACTTCACTTTGCCCGTCATCATGTCGCCCACAAACTACCCCCTGATTGTTTTTGTCAAAGAAAATTCAGATAACCACACTCGACCCAAAAAGAGAGCGGGGCCAAAAAGATTCCCGGCTCCGCCCACGCGTCTTCCTCGAACGCCATCGCTTCTCTGCAATCTTCCATCAGTCCCAGTGGCGGTTGAACGGCCCGTAGAACGTCCACTCGAAGAGCTGAAGTCCGGCGCGCCAGATCCGTCCGACGTGCATCATCCACCCGAGCTCGGTGCCTGGCTTGTGGTTGCCCTGAAGGTCGAAGTCGCCGAGATGCGGCATGATCCATACGGCGAAGCCGAGCTTCCACCACTCGTCGCAGGAGAACAACAGAAAACCGAAATGAGACTTGTACTGAATGTGGGTGGTGGCCCACGTGTCGCCGTTGGTGTCGCGCGTCGGTCGACCCAGAAAAATAAAGCCTCCTGGGGTCAGCGTGAGGTATCGGTCGCCTCCGCCCAACTTCTCGAGGCGTTCTTCGCCGCTGATGTACCCGAAGATGACTGTAGGATATTGTTTCACGGCGTGAGCTTCGGGGTGAGGACTGTTTTAGGTTGGAGCGCCGAGGGAAGGATCAAAGACGAGGACGCACGGGCGGTTGGATTCCCGACCATGCAACCTCGGACGCACAGATCGTTGCACTTCTTGCCTTGGGCCATGTTCTGAAATGCGCTTTTACGAATTTCGTCATCAGGCAGCAAGTCAAAAAAACTATATTTTTCGATCACCGCCGACAGCATGGGCGCTCCGAAGTTCGGGAAGTTGCGGTCGTCGATCAGATAAGCGAACAGGTCCATGTCCTTCATCAGCCACGTCCACGCCCGATAGAAGTCGAGCGCCACGACGATGTTCTTCCGGTGCGACGTGGTTTTTTCGACGGCGTCTTGGATGTAGTCTTCCATCTCCTCGATGATCGAGATTTTGTCCACCTTGCGCTGATTCTTTTTCCAAGACTCCTCGCTCCACTCGTGCGCGTCTTTGATGAACGGCAGCGCCGCCTTGAGCGAAACGCGCGACAGAAGTTCGTTGCCCCACACGCCGAAGAAATCGCCGCGGGCCACCTTGCGGTAGTAGCGGACGATCTCGTCGTCGGAGCGCATCACGAAGTCGGTCATTATCTTTTGACGGGCAGCAACGCCATCTTGTCCATGGCAACCAGCCAGTCTTTGACGCCGGGCGTCTCGATGGCCGAGAAGATGGCATGCTTGTCGAACTCATGCCCAGCTCCAGAAAAATACTCCTGAGCGTGAACGACGATCGAACCGAGCGCCACCAAAACCTGAGTGGACGGAGTCAACGGAGAGACGGTCAACTCTTTTTTCTTCTGGATCTTTTTCTTCATTTCACGGCCTCCTGTTCTTTTTTGAAACTGTTGATCTGCAAAGTGAGCTCGCGGACTGCCGCCTGCACGACGCGCTCGTACTCCTTGTCGGTCATGCGCAGGGTGTTCTCCGACTTGGTCATGCCCGACTTGATCCAGATCGGGCGACCGTTGATGCAAAGCTGAACCAACAACTCAACTCTCGCTGCCATTTTTTGCCTCCTGTTTTTTTTCAAGCATGACGTTGTCCGGTCCCGCGTCGCCGTCGACATCCTGGTAGTACGGCTTGCGGTCCCCCATGAATTTTGTTTCCTCACAGCCAATGTTTTGACACTCGGCGTATTTTCCTCGGAACCAGTAACGCTCGCGCGTGCCTTTGACGTAGTAGAGATAATTGCTCGTCACCCACTCGAAGACGTGAGCGCCCGAACACGCCTTGCGGATCTGCTTCGGACTTCCGCTTCCACTCTCGTTATCAGACATGATTGTTTGTGCCTCCTTCTGCCGAAACATAATCGGCACTGGCCCCACCACCTTCCGTGATCGCTGTTCGGCTCGAAGAAATCTTTGAGCTCGCGCGCGACTTCACTGAGGAGCGGGCCAAGGTTTTTCAAACGTGTTGCCCTGGACGGCCACCAGCTCGAAATCGGCGAGGCAGCCTTCGTAAGATCCGAGGCGCCACGCTCCGTTCTCCCAATGAACGCGGTCGACGATCACGCCAGGCTCGGGCGGAACGGTCATGCTTTCGGCGGGAATGTCTTTGGCCGCGACGATGTCTTCGTCGTAGATTTCATTGCCGTCTTGCGCCACGAGTCCGGTGAAGACGCACGGAATCTTTTCGGCGTCGAACACCAGAAACGAAAGCGGCTCGCTCATGGTTTTGGTTTCGGGGTGCCACCATTTTGCTTTGACTGGAACTTCGCTCATCGGATGTTACCTCCTTGGATTTTTCTCAGGTGCGCCAGGTGGCTCTTCCACCCGTCTTTGAAGATGTGCTTGCGGATCATCTCGTTCACCGTCAGCCGCACGGAGCGCGCCAAGCGCGTGGCGAACTCGAACTCGTCTTCGGTCACCATGAACGGGATCTGAATTTTTCTCTTCACGCCGCTCGGCGCCGGTCCCGGTTTCCCTGGGAAATAGTTCGGGTCGTTGGTCCTAGTGGACGGGTTTGGTTTCTGTTTTTTCTTGGTCATGGATTCGAGTATATATTTTTATGCAGA